ATGAAAAAATTACTGCGTCTTTTTTTCCCGCTCTCACTGCGGGTACGTTTTCTGTTGGCAACGGCTGCGGTAGTACTGGTGCTTTCGCTTGCCTACGGAATGGTCGCGCTGATCGGTTATAGCGTCAGTTTCGATAAAACTACGTTTCGGCTGTTACGTGGCGAGAGCAATCTGTTCTATACCCTTGCGAAGTGGGAAAACAATAAGTTGCATGTCGAGTTACCCGAAAATATCGACAAGCAAAGCCCCACCATGACGCTAATTTATGATGAGAACGGGCAGCTTTTATGGGCGCAACGTGACGTGCCCTGGCTGATGAAGATGATCCAGCCTGACTGGCTGAAATCGAATGGTTTTCATGAAATTGAAGCGGATGTTAACGATACCAGCCTCTTGCTGAGTGGAGATCATTCGATACAGCAACAGTTGCAGGAAGTGCGGGAAGATGATGACGACGCGGAGATGACCCACTCGGTGGCAGTAAACGTCTACCCGGCAACATCGCGGATGCCAAAATTAACCATTGTGGTGGTGGATACCATTCCGGTGGAGCTAAAAAGTTCCTATATGGTCTGGAGCTGGTTTATCTATGTGCTCTCAGCCAATCTGCTGTTAGTGATCCCGCTGCTGTGGGTCGCCGCCTGGTGGAGTTTACGCCCCATCGAAGCCCTGGCAAAAGAAGTCCGCGAACTGGAAGAACATAACCGCGAATTGCTCAATCCAGCCACAACGCGAGAACTGACCAGTCTGGTACGAAACCTGAACCGATTGTTAAAAAGTGAACGCGAACGTTACGACAAATACCGTACGACGCTCACCGACCTGACCCATAGTCTGAAAACGCCACTGGCGGTGCTGCAAAGTACGCTGCGTTCTCTGCGTAGTGAAAAGATGAGCGTCAGTGATGCTGAGCCGGTAATGCTGGAGCAAATCAGCCGCATTTCACAGCAAATTGGCTACTACCTGCATCGTGCCAGTATGCGCGGCGGGACATTGCTCAGCCGCGAGCTGCATCCGGTCGCCCCACTGCTGGACAATCTCACCTCAGCGCTGAACAAAGTGTATCAACGCAAAGGGGTCAATATCTCTCTCGATATTTCGCCAGAGATCAGCTTTGTCGGTGAGCAGAACGATTTTGTCGAGGTGATGGGCAACGTGCTGGATAATGCCTGTAAATATTGCCTCGAGTTTGTCGAAATTTCTGCAAGGCAAACCGACGAGCATCTCTATATTGTGGTCGAGGATGATGGCCCCGGTATTCCATTAAGCAAGCGAGAGGTCATTTTCGACCGTGGTCAACGGGTTGATACTTTACGCCCTGGGCAAGGTGTAGGGCTGGCGGTAGCCCGCGAAATCACCGAGCAATATGAGGGTAAAATCGTCGCCGGAGAGAGCATGCTGGGCGGTGCGCGGATGGAGGTGATTTTTGGTCGCCAGCATTCTGCGCCGAAAGATGAATAAATATGTCCTTTTATCACCACAGCAAGGCAACCAATTGATTTAATTAAACAACTCACACTGCAAAAAGTGCTAAAAACAGCAAATTGACTACACCATTAACTACACCGTTCGGTGCACTGTATGAAACAACGTGGAACAAATAGACACAAGAAATATACAGGCGGGTAATCTTTCCAGGGGGAAGCGCACCAATTCATGAGGGGCGTTAATGTCGATATGGGGATCCCCATAACGGGGCCACCTGTTTTTTTCCGGTTAACCTTTAATCAGGCTGGTGGGTTTTACATACCCTTGATCACCGTAATGATGATCCAGATGTGCACCTTTTCCACCAATGGCGGAAAAGCTCCAACCGTAACGATGATCGCTATGGTTGCCTCGATGGTCTGCGTGGTCATTATGACCATTCAGCCAGTGACCTTAATCAGAATTTTTCGCTAAAAAATGACGTTGGCCACGTCATCCGGAAAGCACAAAATCACGTCGATTTTTAATGAACGGTTAAACCGTCTTTTTGTCACGGTGTGTCACTGGTTGTCACTCTCCGTCACGATTGAGGTGGTGGTCATTCTGCCCGACCGCGCAATTTTGCGCTTTGCTTTAATCTCAGTGAGTTACCGCCGTAACCGCTCCGGCTTCTTCCAGTGGTACGTGATTTTCTCCTTCTCCCGATACAGTTCAACGCGGCGATTGTAGGCCAGCATTTCAAGAACGCGGATCCGTATGTCGCGCATATCCGCATCATTAAGCTGGATACCATCACGGCGCATCACCTCAGCAACAACACGCGCATAATTTTCGGCTGTCACGCTGTCCGGCTGCGTGGTCTGTTCGTCAGCCTGCTGGCTGATTCCAGAGACGCGGCGGATTAATCGCAGTATTTCGGCTTCTGTCATGCTGCTGACCTCATTACACCCCGCTAAATTCTTCCAGTTTCTGGCGGTGGCTGTCGCTTATATCAAAAGCAAAATCCTCATGCTCTGCCTGGAATGTACCAAACGCCATCAGCGCCGCTACGCTCGGGTCTATCTTGTTCGGTGATTTTTTCTTGTTCGGCTTGATATTGGCGTTCGCGTCACTCTGCATCACGACGTTACTCATCGACCAGGACAACACCGGATCGCCACGATGCACAATCACCCTGCGGTTAACAAAAACTTCGAACGATTTCGCCGCCGGACTGAATCTGAGGTAGGTTTGCGGGAACGGCTCCACCTCAAAACCAGCCCCCTGTAATTGCGTCCTGAGATGCGTGGCGTTCCACGTATCAAAGCCCACCAGCCTGATATTAAATTTCTCCGCATCCTGCATGATGTCATCTCTGATCCGGTCGTAATCAATGCAGTCACCTGGCGTTGTGCGTATCCAGCCCGCTTTAGCCCACTGGCGATAGACAGCGCGGTTTTTATTGGCGGGGTTCTGTAGCTGGAACTCCGGCAGATAATGACGGGAAACCAGCATGATATTTTTACCGACCGGAAAGGCATAGCACACGCTGGAAATATCGCTGGTTGATGATAAGTCCAGCCCCGCGTAACACTCCTGCCCGTGTAAATCTTCCTCCGTGAACGTTCCGGCACACTCAGCCCATGCGCCGTTACCCATCCACGGGGTAGCCCCCTGGCACCAGATATTAAATCGCTTTGTCATCATCTCCACCCATTGCGACGGAATACCCCGCGCTTTCTGGATGGTTGAGGCCAGTTTTTCACGATCCACGGAAACATCGATGTTAGGGTTAGCCTTTATCCACATCGCCGGATCATCAACCTCGTTTTCGTCGTCCAGCTCGTAAATCAGCACAAAAATTGAATCGTTGACCTCTTCGCCGTCCAGGATCTGGCAGCAATAATCATAGTGCTGTTTACAGGCTGAAACGACGTTACTGCCCGATGTGGTAATGGCAAATAACAGCCCTTCGGGACGTGCGCCCATCCCCAGCTCAAGCGCGGAATAAACGCCGTTATCGGAGTGTAGGTGGTATTCGTCCACGATGGAAAGGCTTGGGTTTGTGCCCTCGATGGTTGCCGCTTTTGCTGCCAGCGGCTTTAACAGGCTGTTGCTTTTCGGGTGCATCACCTTGTGGGCCTGAATATTCACCCGCCTGCGTAACGGTCGGGATAAAAGGCACATCTGACGCGCATCATCAAAAACGATCCGCGCCTGGTCACGGCTCACCGCTGCGGTGTAAATATCCTGCTGCCCGTTCTCCATAATCAGAAACCAGTTAGCCAGAATCGCGGCGGTCGTGGATTTCGCATTTTTGCGCGGCACTTCGATAAAGGCGCTCGTGTATTTGCGCCGTCCGGTGGCCTTAACCTTAAAGCCGAGGATGCACGCAAAGGCGAACTGCTGCCACGGCTCCAGCTCAATGGGTCTGCCACGCATCGGCCCTTTTACGTGCGGGCACACCCTGGAAAAGGCAATAAACCGCTCCACAACCTCACGATCGAACGTGTAAAGGGGGCTTTCAAGGTCCGAAAAGTACCGTTTAACGGCCTGTTTCAGCCGTTTACAGGCCGGAATTTTGCCCGTTTTTACGTCTTCTGCGTACTTATTCCAGGCGGTCAAGCTCGTCCTCTTCTTCTGTTTCCGGTGGATTTTTACGGCGGCTTATCGGGTCAAAACCGAGCAAGGAGGCCATTTTTATCATCACTCTTTCAGCGTCGGATTTTGCGCTTAATGCGGGGTTTCTGCTCTCGCCACCCTGACTGTTAACAATGCTGAACCCGCGCGCCGCAAGGTCTGCGACGGCTTTCCGGTATATCGAGTAATTGACGCAATACAGTTCCAGATTACTCCAGTCGGCGGGGGTAAGGTCTCCCCGTTCCGCAAGCTGCCGCGATTTTTCCCGCCACTGCTTCACGGCGATGTCATTCAGGTAGGCGGGGGCTTTCGGTGGTCTTGCCATGCTTATTTTTCGCCAGATTATTTTTCAAAAAATTCCCGTGCATAAAAATTTGAGGAGGCGTTCGGTGCCCGGCGGGGTCGGGTTTGTCCTGAAAACGCCCCCACCCCGTCATACAGCCTCATCAGCGATTGCGGAAACATTCCATAACCTCGCGGTCACGGTCGGTTAATCGCTTCGCTGTGATGCGTTCTGCGCGTCCTGACGCTTTATCTTTATGCCCTGTTTCCTGTGTCTTCCATGCGTCACGCTGCCTTATAAGTCCACGGATAAGGCGGTTTTGTTCCCGCTCATTCATCAGCGTCATACATCCAGTTATTGCGGTTAGCGGCCCGTTCTTCCTCTTCACGAAATCCACCTGCGGCACGCTTGCTTTTTGTTGCCGGATCAAGCCACTTCGTTTTCTGGTTATGACACGCCTGGCACAATGGCTGATGGTTCCATTCGGGCCAGAAGAGAACATCATCACCGCCATTAATCGGGATAATGTGATCCACCACCACGGCGGGCGTATATATCCCCTTCTCAAGGCATCGCACGCATAACGGGTTTTTACTCAGATACATGGCGCGGTATTTTTCCCACTGTCTGGAGTACCCACGCGCGCGGCGGTGTCCTCGTCTGGCATCCTCTGCACGCCATGCCGCCCGCCTGTGCTCCTCACACTTGCCGGACTTAACGCGCCTGTTACAGCCTGGTTCTGTACATCGTCTTAATGGTTGCCACGGCATCAGTACACCCCCACATCACGGTAAGCCGTCCAGAGCGCGCCTATCGTCATGGGTACGCGCGTTTTTGCGTTATCCGCTACCAGCTGGCGATTCTCGTACAGGTGAGCGATAAACATCATGCAGCCAATCTTTATGGCTGGCGTGAACTCCAGCCCGTCATCAAAGCGCCTGCCTATATGTATCTGGCACGCCTCAAGCGATGCGGCAATGTATCCGCTGATTAACTGGTCTTCCTCGTCGCCATCGATGCGGCAATGGAGTTTCACTTCTTCCAGGGTGATAAGTTCTTCTGTCATTTTTCCGCGCCCTCACGACAAAGAATTTCAAGGCGTGTCCTGGCGGCATCCGGCAGCGGTTGCCCGATGATATTCAGTACACGCCCCGCCAGCGGCCCCGTATTGACCTTTATCCGGCTGGTGGCGTTGATGTCCTTCCGGTACCGTATCCAGATCCTTACGGTACCAATCGCCAGCTCTGCACCCGATGAAATGGCCTCCTTGCTGCTGATCATGTTCACGCTTGCCCAGAGTGTGTGACCGTCCTCCCACGTTTCGAGTATTTCGCCGGTTATATCCCTGGTCTGTTTCAGGGTCTGAATCGTTACCCTGTCACGCAGTCGCCCTATGTTCATTCCGGTTTTTCTCCCTCGCTGATTTTTACTTCCTGTTTCCATGCCTGGCTGAACTCATCACCACCATCACGCGGGGACAGCCCTTCACGTTCGCGGGCTTCGTTCGGGCACATAACGCCGGATTTGATGCCGCGTTCATAGGTGGCAAAGCGTTCGCCAGGTGTGGCCCGTAACAGGTCCGCGCTGTCAAACTCCACCTGATACCGGATACCAGGTACAGGCGAGGCCACCAGCAGGGCGTTTTTTATCTGCTGCTCAAAGTTCGCCAGCCACGGGCGCATTGTCATGGTGAGAAATGCGCGGCTTGCCTCGCTGAAATTGCTGTAGGTGCTGTTGCTGTATTCCTGCAGAAAAATCGGCGAGACGTTGAACATTCGGGCGATGTCTTCAATGGTGAAGCGACGGGAGGCCAGCCATTCAGCATCCTGATTACTCATGCCCAGCTGCTGATAGCTCATACCCCCTTCAAGGATGGGCGTTTTTCCGGCGTTTCTGGCCCCTTTGTAGCGTTCCAGTGCGGCTAATGCCTGTTTGCCCTTCACGCCGTCCAGCCATTCGCCTGACGTGATAACCCCTGCCGCCATCATGCCATCACGCATCACGCTCGCGCCGTGGCGTTGTTGGGCCAGCCCAAGCCCCAGCGATTCGCGGCAGATGGTTACAGGTGAGCGCCCCATAAAACCGTCATCCGTGGAGTAACGAAGGTGGAGAACCTCCCACGGTAAATAGTTGCGGGTGTTTCCGGTGTAGGCGTCAGTGATGCAGTAGCGCCAGTTGTGTTCGCCTGTCTGCTCCACGTTCACCGACTGCGGCGGGTAAGGATGTAAAGCCACCGGAAAACCATCACGCCCCCACTGAATCACCGCATAAGCATTACCGTTTAACAGGCAGTGGCGGATCATCATTCGCTTAAACTGGTAGGGGGTTTGCCATGCGTTCGGGCGCTCGTTGAGGATGTGATCGACCGGATGAGAATCAAGCCACTCGCGGGCCTCCTTCCCCTTCTCATTGCGTACCAGGTACAGGTAACACGGCATGGTAGCCACCGCCTCAGAGATGACCGTCACGGCGTTCATGACGGCGGGCAGTGATTCCGCTGTCCCCGATGATACGTACTCACCCGCCCCCGTGTTCGATGTGCCAGCCAGCGCCATAAACTCATCAAGCGTCATGCTGCGCTGCTCTTTTTTTCTTCTGAAAGGCCACATATCACACCCCCGCTAAATCCGCCCACCAGCGGCGATTATCCGCACGCGGCATTTTTTCGGGGTGCTGCTCGTACAGGGAGCGGCGGGCCAGCTCCACGCCGGAATCAGGGTAAGCCGGTACGGATGTGACGGTAATTTCGTACAGTTCCGCAACCAGCACGGTGCGCACGCATGGATCTGTTGTGGTATCCCATACATCCTTACGGGAACGAAAGCCAAAGCTCATGCCGGATATATCACCACGTTTAACCAGTTCGATAACGTCCCGCCCTGTGCTGGTATCCGGTGGGGTCAGTTCAAAGCGTAACCCTGTTTCGTCCTCTTCCAGTTTCAGCGTGCCGGAACGGGTACGCCCCAGCAACATGCTGTGGTCATGCTCATACAGGCCGCGAACGTCATTACCCGCCGCAAGCCATTCAGTAAACGCTCCCCGCTGGAATTTTTCGTAAAACTCCCCCCATAGCAGCTCTGAAAGCTTATCCCAGCGAACAACGTAGCCTGTAAGCGTGTTGCTGGCGCTGGTGGTGATTTCCGATGACCGGATTTCCATACTCTTCATAATTTTTTCACCCATAAAACACTAAAGGGGCTTTTAAGCCCCTTCTGTATGCTGTTAATCGTCGTCCTGTGGCAGTTCCAGAATCTTGATCGCGTTCGAATCCACCACGCCACCGCCTAAATATTTCTGCGTGAAAATTTTGATGAAGCCCGGCTCTGTGAGGTTGTCCGGTCTGGTGCGAACACCTGTTTCGTGATCAACAATGTAGTAACCGCGTTTGAAGTCACCCAGGGCAATAACGTTATCAGGCATAAACTCCAGATATTCGACCGGAAGGCCCAGCAACGTATCAGGATCACCCGCCTGTAAACGGTCGCGCCAGATATAATCACCGTTCGCGTTCTTCACCTTCTGAAGTTTTGCCGCCGTCGTGGAGTTAACCACCCAGACCGCGTTTTTGCGGTATTTTTTACGTAATGCAAATTTCAGGTCGATCAGCGGGTCCGCAGATGTCCACGCCAGAGATTCGGAAGGTTTAATTACCTGCAACGTACCAAAATCACGCTCTTTGTCGTTCTTCTCTGCACGGGGTACGGATAAAAAACCTTTTGCTTTTTTGTCACCGTCGCCCACAACCAGATCGCTTTCTTCGGTTTCCGTGAAGGTGTCGCCAATCTCACCCGTCAGCCATGAAAGGATGTCCACATCGGAAAAATCCACGATTTCCTGTGTGGTGCGCGGGTACGCATAGACCGGATACAGCTTAATGCTCACCTCGTTAATCTGCGGGGGGCTGGTCTGTTCGCGTGCCTTACCCTCTTCACCGTGGTTAACGGTCGCACCGCCAGCGGAAACAAGCTGCTTAAACTCGTTGCTGCTGATTTTCTTCACGGTACAGATGCGGCGCATGGTGGATTCATCCGCCAGCATTCGCATGATTTCGGTGTTCAGTTCAGGGATAACGGTATAACCACCATCAGCGGGAACGCCTGTACTTAATGCGCGGGTTTCACCTGTCAGAATGTAGTTGCGTAGTTCTGCGGGGTCAGTGGTCTGACTGCTTTTACCTGGCTTGCTGCGCTCTTCGTCTGCAATGGCTTCAAGGCGGGAAATGTCTTTATCGAGGGATTCAGCTTTAGCGCGTAATTCGTCAAATTTTGCGCCCTCAGCATCGTTAAGACTGCGGTTTTCTTTTTCCGCGTTCTCCAGCATGTCGCGCATCTGATTTTTAATGGCGGTTTTCTGCTGGCGTAATTCGATTATTCTCGGCATAAAAAAAGTCCTGGGGTTAAGTAAGGAACTCCAGGACGCGGCAAACACTCAACCGTTTTTCATAAGGAAATCAGTAATCGCACCGATCGTTTTCCCGCCTGGTAATGAATATTGGCGAGCACATTAACAGGCGGGAAAGTGGCCCCAGCGTCCTGGCACCACGGGCGAGAATACTCATGATTCAGTTCGGGTAAAATATGCCGATCCTGTCAGTGAACAACGTGGAACAACCACGAACAAATAATTTACAAAAAATGACAAAAAGCCGGATTGCTCCGGCTGTATGCGTGCTCAGTCCCTGATCCCTTTCAGAAATTCTATCAATGCATCTATCTGTTCAGGATTTACCGCCAGCATTTCACCGGATAGAGCACATCTAACAAAACCATGCTGATCCTTTTCAATCAGTGCGCCCGTCTCCAGGAATGCGCGGTAATCATTGATGCTCATCGTCTCCATGTTGTCAGCATGGTATTTATCACGCTGTTTTAATATCTCATCAAATTTCATCGGCATTGTTTTTTCCTCTGTTGTGTCTGTTTGTTTCAGATAGTAACTATGCCAGACCGTGACGAAAACCCGGTAATGCGCCATACCGTTTCAACTGGTGCAAAAAAAGCCGGATTTCTCCGGCTGTGTGATTAGCTGTCCTGGTAATTGCGCCATATTTCATCACCAGCACCATCTATCCCCATTTCGGCATAAGTGCGATCGACTGCCTTTTTCAGGTCTCCGTAATTATCCGGTGGCTCCGGTGGCCTCTGTGCCTTCCTGCAACATTCCAGCCGTCGCATCGTGATGTGATGCCGTTCCTTGTCTGTCTCCACCAGCTGCATGACTTCACCCCATCGCGCCGACGCTCTCCGGTAAAAGCCTTTCGCCTCCAGCTCTTCCGCTATGCGGTCATGTACCATCGTCCCCACCCCTCAGAACGGAATATCATCACCGTAAGGGTCATCGCCTCCCGCTGGTGGCTGATTACCCTGTGTGCCTGTGGTTTTGCGTCTGTTCCCGCCAGGACGTGCCGCACGGGCACTGATTACGCTGTCTGCAATAACCTGATACCCCTGCCGTGTTTCCCCGTTCTGTCCGGTCCACTGGCTTACCTGCATCGTGCCGGATACGCTGGCAACATCGCCTTTTTGATGTTTAGCCAGGAAATCGGCCTGTTTGCCAAATGCGATAACCGATAACCATAACGTCGCCTGTCCGTCATGTGCCTGGCTGCATGGCAACGATACCGCCATACGCGCCAGAGTCATCGGTGTGCCCTTGCTGCTCTGTTTTACCAGCGGGTCGTCCACCAGGCGCCCGTAAGCTGCAATTTGTGCTGTCATATTGCCACCTCAGTGAAGCGATCCGGCGTTGTTCTTTTTCATCTCTTCCATCATTTTTTCAGTGAGCATTACGCACTGAAAACCCATGTTTTTGATGTCTACGGGTTTCATGCCTTTGTCAGTGGATATCACAGGCAGAATATCCTGATACACATCGCGGTCAGGGTAACTAAGCACACAAAGCGCCCATGATGCCACGGGTGATGATCCTTCGTCTGTTTCAACCCACCAGCCTGGTGTAGCTGCGCTTATTTGCTGAATCGTGATCCGTCCGTTGTGCTTGTAAAGTTTTTCACCAAATTTTGGTTCGCTCATGATTCCACCTCTCCGGTTTTAACGTTGATGGTTGTTACCTGTTCCGCTTCGGCAATCTCCCGTTCTGTCAGCGTGGCAAAGTTTGCCGCTGCTGTGGTCATGAATGCGCTTATCAGGTCGGGATGTTCCTTCGCGTATCCTTCCCCTACGTGTCGGTCTATCGTTCTGATTGCCACCTTTAGGGAAAGCTCTGTCATGTCTAACGCTTTATATTTTGGCGCTGTCTTATCTCTGGTTTTTCTGTTCATTCCCCACTACTCCCCACTTTTGCTCCCCACTTTTTGAAATTACCCACCGTCTCCCCACCTCTTTTTTTTTGTGATTCTAACGTGATGTTTTTCAATATATTTTTTACTCCCCACTTTTTTGGGTATATACAGGTGGGAAAGTGGGTAATTATGTTTCAATTTTGTTAAATTCCCCACTCTCCCCACTTTTACTCCCCACTTTTTACAGCGGGCGCACGTCATCACCGTCAATAACGATTACGCCATCATTTTCCAGCTTGTACAGCCAGCGCCGGAAGTGCTTCATCTCATACCCCAGCTTTTTCATATCGTCGCGGAGAAGGGCGATAGTGCACGCCTCCCCGTGTGCTGTTCGTGTTCTGATGCACTGCCATAGCGCGGCGTGATTCTCCGTCTTGTTCCCTGCCTCCTCGATGCGCTCCAGTTCAACGGGAGGGCGCGGCTTATCCACCACCACCAGCGACGTGATTAACTCCCCGTCAGCGTCGGTAAAAAGCTCCACCACGCGTAAGTCATATGCGGCTTCTTTGAGTTCCTCCGCGTCCTTCATTTTGGTGCATGAGATAACCAGCGCTTCGCTTCCTGCGTCCTCCCTGCGTATCCGGTATTCAGCATCCAGCGAAGCACGAAATGCACTGGAACCGCGCGCGCCTTTCGTCTCATCCTTGCCGGAATGGTGAACCACCAGCACCGTGGCCCCTGTGCGTCGTTTCAGTTCGTCACACCCACGGATAAACGTCCCCATATCACGGGAGTCATTTTCATCATTGCCGCCAAAGCAGCGCGCCAGCGTATCCAGAATAATCATTCGAACAGGTTTACCCGTTTCCCGCTCCACCTGACGGGCAGCGATAACCATTTCATCAACATCAAGCGGGGCAGCCGGAAAGATGGGACGGTTTACAAGGTAAAGATTTTTCACCTGCTCACCGTGCACAACCTCCCAGGCTTTTACACGACGCGGAACGCCGATACCGCCTTCACCAACCACATAGAGAACAGCGCCATGCGCCACCCTGCGGCCTCCCCACTGGCGGCCCGTGGAAACGTGACACGCCCACGAACCCGCAAGGAACGATTTATAGGAACCGCTCGCCCCGTATATGCTGCAAAGCGATACCGCCGGAATAATCCCCTTAACCACGTAATCCAGTTGCGTGTCATATCCGGCAGAACCAACGCTCATCGGTAGCTTTGTTTTGCGCTGGTGGCCTTTTTCTTCCTGCTTTTCCCCGCGCTCCCGTTCCAGATATTCGCGCCAGTTCTCCCGCTTCTGGCTGTGCATCCCATCGGGGTAGTAATTCGCATCCTGTACACCTGCCGCTGCCAGCTTGTGCGCAATGGCATTAATATTTGATGGCCTGATGTGGCCTGCCTTGTACAGCCGGACACAATAGCGCCCCTCGTCGATGATTCTCAGGTCTGCCAGTTCATCCAGTTGATCATCAGCCAGCACAACGGGAGGCACATTATCGCCAGCCAGTCGCCCGTCCTGTTCCTGCCACTGTTTCGCATGTGCCCAGGCATCACTACCCGCAAAAATAATGACTTCGGTCATCTTGTCGTAAGGCTGTTTTTTTAAGTTCGGTGCGCTTTTCATTTCTTGCCCCTGAATCCGTTAATCATGGTTTTCAGCTTCTGGATGTTTGCCCGTGCCCTGGCGTTGCTGGTGGGCACGTTATGCGGCGCGGTCTGTACCAGAGAAAAATCACGCCGGAACTGATAAACAGGCATCACGCAATCATATTCGTAACCTTCACGGCGGTAGGTTACGCACCGTCCCGCCACGCCCTTAATCATTACCGTGCCGCCGTACTGGTCGCGGTAAATATCGCCGCGCGTAAATTTAGGGTGAGTGTTGCCACTGGCAGTTAAGCCAGAATATTTAAGTTTCATTATTTTTATTCTCCGGTGTGCTGTTCTTTATATATATCGTGCAATAGATCTATTTCTTGCAGTTCCATTATTACAGGCTCAAGAAGCGTTATTAATGCCGTGACAATTCTTGATTTTTGTTTGTCGCGTTCATTGTCGCCAAGTGTTTCAAGCCATATGCGCAATATTTCGTACATACCTTCAGCGTAAGCAAGGGCACTAAATGCGCGGTCTATTGTTTCGTGGTAAATATCACGCATATTAATCCCCGTCCGTTGTTTTTCTTAAAACAGCTTCTGTCACGAAATCAGCATAGTTAGCGGCAATATCAAGAATATTTAGCCCTGTATCTCTGTGCTCATCAGTGCAAAGAAAGAAAAAAGCCACCCGCATAATTTCAGATATTGACGAAAGCGCATCAGCCGCATCATCAGGAACGCCGGAAAATTCCTGTTTCAGGGAATTAAAACGATCATCACGCATGTTTACCCCCCTGAATGACCTGATAACCGCAACTGGTCAGCAACTCGATAAATTCCGGCAGTGTGCCGAAACAGCAATCATCACGCAGCCGTTCGCAGGATACCTCGACGCCGTTTTCGTAGTGACTCACCATACATCCGGTAAAATGCAGATCATCATCGTGATGGCTCGTTGACGGCTTAATCAGTCGCGCACGTTCCGCCAGTTCCAGCAATGCTTCAACGCTTCCGGCAATTGCACCATCCGGCAGGTGATAATTACGCACTATGCGCCCGTTCTCCACATTGACCAGCAACTGCCCGGTAAATTTCTCGTCAAACTGAATGCTGTTAAGGTCAGAAATTGACAGGTTATGCATGGTGCACCTCCTGCACATCAGCCATGATAATTTTTCCGGCCTTATCCAGTGCCTGATCGGCTTTTAGCTGCACAAATGTTAAATAATGGAAGATGCATTCTGATTCTCTGGCTGCGTGTTTATGCGCCCTGTCAGCAATAACAGAAATATCAATAAGCGCGTGCATCAGCGTAGTGAGCGCGGCGGCGGCTGCGTCCGGTGTGGTTTTATTGCACATGTACCCCTCCGCATTTTTTTTCGTTAGAAATAAGCGTTCTTCTTTCCTGTTCATCGCTCAGGAATACGCAGACCTCACCGCTAAGGCGTTTAAGTAAGCCGATGATTGCCCCTGATTCGCTGTCGGTCATCATGCCAGGGTAATCCTCTGCCAGTGCGCAAATAACTTCGATTTGGTGGGCGCGTTCTGCTGCCTGTTGTAGTGTGATTTCCTGGCTCATAAGCCTACCCCCTGACGAATACGGGCAGCAAATACCATCACGCAGCCAGCCGGAGATTGCTGGCGTGCTTCCTGTTCGCTGGTGGCCTCAATGGTAATCACGCGCGGTTGTGCCGTGCTCAGGGCGATAAAACGCCAGATGTATTTATTCAGGTTGTGCGAGTCCCGCCCTTGCGGGTGTATGGTATGATTTCTCATAGCTACCTCGATACTTTCGCTATCGTTGGTGGTTAGACGCCCTGCATGTGTGCCACCACTGCGGGGCGTTGTTGTTTGGTGCATCGCACCATTCGTTTTTAACCTATCAGTAAGTGAATCGCACTTCAAGTCTTTCTCTGAAATTTTTTTTGTGTATACTGAATCGCACCAACTTAGAGAGGATTCAGTAATGGCAACAGGTTCAACAAATAATAAGTCGCAACAGTTAAATGCCAGATTCCCGCATGATGTTGTTGCAGACTTAGAAAAAATTTAGATGAAGGTGAAAGCAAGGCGCAATTTATAGTTACTGCCGTTAAAGGTGAGATCAAACGCCGCCAGCGTCGCAAGGCCAAAGAGCAGGAGTAACCATCACCAGCGCCGTGGTGTGAGTAACTACGGCGCATTGCTATGCAGGACAACACAATGACCGATAAAGAATTGACCAAAACATTATCACCGGCACGGAAAAGACGGCGCAGAAAGATAGAGCATGAATCAGAAAGATTCGCGCCATGTGCTTTTGCCCTTGAGCAATTCCTTAAAGAGTACAGGGAAAAGCGCTCATTGCAGGTATGGCAACGAACTGAACCAGACTGATTGCATTGCCCACCAGCCGCAAATGTGGCATTGTTGGCAATGCTCATGCGTTGGGGATAACGTGTAGCTTGTGTCGAGGGGCCACCGTAGCGGGTGGCCTTTGTTTTGCCCGTTATTCGGCAATTGTGGCGCTTCTCCACATGGTTGATATAATCCCACTGCTCAGATTCATTTTTTGCGCAGTAGGTTAATTGTTCACAAAGGCGCTCCGGCAACGGGGCGCTTTTTGTTTTTATTAGTTTGTAGAAACCTGACTCAGAGATAATGCTCATATTCTGATTGCCGTCAGGGGTGTAAGTTAAATTTACTCCCTTTTTATCATCAAACATCTGCAACGCTCTGGCGTTAACAATATTGGTTTCACTCCCGCCAGTAAGGCCGGAAATAACCGGAATAATTTCGGCAAAATTTTGCAGATTCTGTTTTTCAGGACGAACGAAGCCCCGCCCTTGTTCGGGAGAATATCCAGTATTCATGGTTAGATCTCTGTATTAGTGGATGGGTGGCGGCTGTGTGCCGCCAGCCTGATTAGTGAACTGCCTCGCAGCTGTCCTTCCATGCCAGAACTTCGGATAAAGACCAGCCAACGGAACGACCGCCCAGCTTACGCCGTGATGGGAATTGTCCGGCTTTTTCCAGGCGGTACCGACATGAGCGGCTCAGGCCTGTAAGTTGCTGACATTCTTTTTCACGTATAAAGCGATCTGTGCTTAACACAATTCCCCCTTTGTTGTTTCTTAAAGAGTCATTGGGTGGATTATTGGGTTGGGTTGTGTCGGATTGTGTCAGGGTGTTTGTGGAATGGCAAACACTGGCGGCGGTCGTTTTACAGAAGCAGGGGGAATGAGAATAAAAACTCTTTTAATTCATTATGATGCAAAGGCATAAAATTTTACTTTTACGCCTTTTTTACATATTTTTAAGAGTGATTCGCCAGTGTATAAAAAAACAGTACACCTATAAAAATCAAATGGTTATTACGATGGCTGATTTTTAACCCGTTGTTCCATTTTGTTCCTTGTTGTTCGTCGTTGTGTCTCGTTGTTTCACGTTGTCCGCATCCTGAAAAATCGCAAAAAAATTATATTTCTCTGGCTATTGGCAATGTGGTTACGTTTTCATGTGTTCCCGCCAGTATCCCTAACCGCTCCGTCCACATATCCAGCGCGTCACGTTTCGCATCCAGATAACGGGAATGGTTATAGACTCGTTGCATCCCTGGCATCTGATGACCTGTAAGCTGCTCCACGACGTGAGGATCCACGCCTAAATCGTTCAGCATCGTTGTAAAGGTGCGCCGGATGTCATGCAGTGACCAGTGAGGGTGTTTTAGCCTCCTGTGCGCTAATCTGCCGTACTGCGACACGCTTGTTTCCTGTTTCACTTCCCCCAGCAATAAGCCCGTGTGCCTGTTCTGCTCCACCAGCTGCGTGACGAACGGCAGTATTGCTTCCGGTATGGGCCGGAATATTGCCACCTTCGTTTTGCTGTGTTCTTTCGGCACGGTCCAGAGCATTTCGGTAAAATCCCACTCGCTGATCTCCGATAACCTCAGTTCTACCGTCCGGCATCCAAAAACAATCAGGAGGCGGATTAGTGCGACGTAGTAAGGGGAAAATATTTTTTTGTCCAGTGCCTGCAATAATTCGCCAAGTTCTTTGGTGCTTAAGACACGCTCGCTTATATCCGGTTTTTTCCCAACGTCCGCCACACTCATATCATCAAGAACGTTGCTGATTGCATAGCGCCGCCTCCGGCAGAACTTAAGCGCCTGTTTGCACGTCTGTAGCAAGAATCCGGCAGTAACAGGCGTTCGCTTTGCCACCTGGTCAAAACAGGCCAGCCAGTGCCGTAGCTCGCATTTATCCAGCGGCATAGCACCAATGTGCTGTATTACGTGATTATTAAGGCGCTTTTTCAGGGCGGCATAATCCACGCGGTTTTCCTTTACGTAAGACTCAAGCCAGTAGGTAAGCGCATCGCCAACCGTTACGGGCTTTAACGCTTTCTGTACGGTGTAATTCATCTCATGACGTGGATTTTTCCCCTCAGCAAGCCAAGCGCGACACTGTGCCGCTTTTTCCCTGGCAGCTTTCAGACTCAGATCAGGATAATTTCCCAGCTTAATCCGTTCCGGTCGTGCTCCCCTTCCCGTTCCGGCCCTGTAGGTGAAATACCAGGTTAAAAGGCCGCTGGTTGAATGCCTGACGCTCAGGTTTCCACCGTCATTAAGAAAGGCTGTTTTTTGGGCGGGTGTGCCGTTGATTTTCCTCAGCTGTGTATCGCTCAGTTTGTTAAGTGCTCTGCTCATAATTTTGATTCCGGTCATCACAATTAACTACACCATTAACTACACCGATCGTTGCACAAAGGGCTACAACGTGAAACAAGCTGGAACAAGGAAAATCACAAATCTGTTTATAATCAAAAACATAGTGAACAATCTGAAACATTATGAAACGGCAAAAAACACTAATTGATAAAATATGTCCATACTTCACGCATTACGTTAAGCATCCGTTATAATCGGTTGCAGATACCAGCCTGTGGATGCTTAACATGGAATACCAACTCACTCTTAACTGGCCCGATTTTCTTGAACGTCACTGGCAGAAACGCCCGGTGGTGTTAAAACGCGGCTTTAATAATTTTATTGACCCGATCTCTCCAGACGAGTTGGCGGGTCTGGCGATGGAAAGCGAAGTTGACAGTCGACTGGTCAGTCACCAGGATGGCAAATGGCAGGTCAGCCACGGCCCGTTCGAAAGCTACGATCATCTCGGTGAAACCAACTGGTCATTACTGGTACAGGCAGTGAACCACTGGCATGAGCCGACCGCCGCGCTGATGCGACCGTTCCGTGAACTACCGGACTGGCGTATTGATGATCTGATGATCTCTTTTTCTGTACCGGGCGGCGGCGTCGGCCCGCATCTCGATCAGTACGACGTGTTTATCATTCAGGGTACCGGTCGTCGTCGCTGGCGAGTGGGCGAAAAGCTGCAAATGAAACAGCACTGTCCGCACCCGGATCTGTTACAGGTCGATCCGTTCGAAGCCATCATCGATGAAGAGCTGGAGCCTGGCGATATTCTTTATATTCCGCCAGGATTCCCGCATGAAGGCTACGCGCTGGAAAATGCGATGAACTATTCCGTGGGTTTTCGCGCGCCAAATACGCGGGAATTAATTAGCGGATTTGCCGATTATGTGCTGCAACGTGAACTGGGCGGCAACTACTACAGCGATCCGGATGTTCCACCTCGCGCTCATCCTGCGGACGTTCTGCCGCAAGAGATGGATAAACTGCGTGAGATGATGCTCGAATTGATCAACCAGCCGGAACACTTTAAGCAATGGTTTGGCGAGTTTATATCCCAGTCACGTCATGAACTGGATATCGCGCCGCCGGAACCGCCTTATCAGCCAGATGAAATCTACGATGCGCTGAAACAAGGTGAAGTGCTGGTGCGCCTGGGTGGTCTGCGCGTATTGCGCATTGGCGACGACGTGTATGCCAATGGTGAGAAGATCGATTCCCCGCACCGTCCGGCACTGGATGCACTCGCCAGCAACATTGCGCTGACTGCGGAGAATTTTGGCGATGCGCTGGAAGATCCGTCATTCCTCGCGATGCTCGCGGCGCTGGTCAATAGCGGGTATTGGTTCTTCGAAGGGTAAGTTTGGATTTAAGCCGGATGCGGCGCTGATTGCGCCTTATCGTGCCTACATGCACTGAACGCCTGTAGGCACGATAAGTATGTGGACCAGTATCAATATAACGGTTTCATCCCGGTAATTGGCAGTCCACATACGCATCGGGCAATCACGACTTCCGTTGCGCCGTTAACTCGGCAATACGGACAATCACCTGCACCGCTTTTTCCATACCTTCCAGAGTCACAAACTCATGCTTACCATGATAGTTGTAACCGCCAGTGAACAGGTTCGGGCACGGTAATCCCATAAACGACAACTGCGCGCCGTCGGTACCGCCGCGGATCGGTTTCAGTTCCGGTTCAATATCGCAGTCACGCATCGCCTGCTGGGCGATATCGATAATATGCGGATGCTCAACCACTTTCTCGCGCATATTGTAGTAACTGTCTTCAATCACCAGTTCAATGTAGCAATCAGGATGTAACCCTTTGCCCACTTTTTTGGCGATCTCCATCATTTTACGTTTACGCGCTTCAAACTGTTTACGGTCGAAATCACGGATGATGTAGTGCATATCGGCTCGGTCAACGGTGCCTTTCATGCTCGCCAGGTGATAGAAACCTTCATAGCCTTCTGTCATTTCCGGGCTTTCATCCGCCGGAACTTCCGCATGAATACGTGCCGCCAGCGACAGCGCATTTACCATCACTCCTTTCGCCGTGCCCGGATGAACATTGTTACCGACAATTTTGATATTGACCGATGCGGCGTTGAAGTTTTCAAACTCCAGTTCGCCTACGCCACCACCGTCAACAGTGTAAGCCCAGCGGGCATCGAAGGCATCAACATCAAAATGTTTCGCCCCTTTGCCCACTTCTTCATCCGGGGTAAAGGCGACGCGAATATCACCATGCGGAATGTTTTTCTGTTGCAATACCGCCAGCGCGGTCATGATTTCTGCAATACCTGCTTTGTCATCGGCACCTAACAAGGTTTTACCATCGGTGGTAATCAACGTCTGACCCAGTAGCTGATGCAGCACCGGGAACATAACCGGTGATAAAACTTCATCGCCGATACCCAGCGCAATATCGCCACCGCGATAGTTTTCAACAATTTGCGGATTCACATTTTTGCCGCTGCAATCCGGTGAGGTATCCACATGAGAAATAAAGCCAATCGCCGGGATATCGCCAGGGACGTTAGCCGGTAACGTCGCCATCAAAGTGCCCTTCTCACTTAAGGTCACATTGATAAGCCCCATCTCTTCGAGCTGCTCTTTCAGCAGATGCAATAACTTCCATTGGCCTTCCGTGCTGGGAACCTGTCTCACCCCTGCTTTTGATTGGGTATCCAGAGACACGTAGTTCAAAAATCGCTCAAGTAGTTTATCCATGTAGTCACCCTCACTTTTTGTGACAACATTATTAAGAAGCAAGAAAAGACAAATATTGCGTCAGGTCACTTTTACCCCTGCAAGCGGGAATATTTATCAGCATTACCTTAATGAATATAAAGCTAAGCCAGTAATTCACAACAAAGATTGGCGATTCAAGCGGTTTGCCGTAGAATTACCGCCCTCATTAAGAGTCACCAAGGTGGTTAACCACAAACCCCGCATCGGTAAGCCATCCGTTGCGTTTACATGGGACAGAGTAAAAAATTGAATAAACAACCGAGTTCGCTTTCACCGCTGGTGCAATTGGCGGGAATTCGCAAATGCTTTGATGGTAAAGAGGTCATTCCCCAGCTGGATCTGACTATCAACAATGGCGAGTTCCTCACGCTGCTTGGCCCTTCTGGCTGCGGTAAAACAACCGTTCTTCGCCTGATTGCAGGTCTGGAAACTGTTGATTCCGGACGCATCATGCTGGATAACGAGGACATCACCCACGTTCCGGCGGAAAACCGCTATGTGAACACTGTTTTCCAAAGCTACGCACTTTTCCCCCACATGACCGTGTTCGAAAATGTGGCCTTTGGGTTGCGCATGCAAAAAACCCCCGCTGCTGAAATTACGCCCCGCGTGATGGAAGCCCTGCGGATGGTGCAACTGGAAACCTTCGCTCAACGTAAACCGCATCAGCTCTCTGGTGGTCAACAGCAACGCGTCGCCATTGCTCGCGCGGTGGTTAACAAGCCTCGTCTGTTGTTGCTGGATGAGTCGCTCTCAGCGCTGGATTACAAACTGCGTAAGCAAATGCAGAACGAGCTGAAAGCGTTACAGCGTAAGCTTGGTATTACCTTCGTCTTTGTCACTCACGATCAGGAAGAAGCGCTCACCATGTCAGACAGGATTGTGGTGATGCGCGAGGGTCGTATTGAGCAAGATGGTACACCGCGCGAAATTTACGAAGAGCCGAAAAACCTGTTTGTTGCCGGCTTCATTGGCGAAATCAATATGTTTAACGCCACTGTCATCGAACGTCTAGACGAGCAGCGCGTACGCGCCAACGTTGAAGGCCGCGAATGTAATATCTACGTTAACTTCGCCGTTGAACCGGGGCAAAAACTGCATGTTCTGCTGCGCCCGGAAGACTTACGTGTTGAAGAGATTAACGACGACAACCACGCTGAAGGGCTGATTGGTTACGTTCGTGAGCGTAACTACAAAGGCATGACGCTGGAGTCGGTTGTTGAACTGGAAAATGGCAAGATGGTGATGGTCAGCGAATTCTTCAATGAAGACGATCCTGACTTTGACCACTCTCTCGACCAAAAAATGGCCATTAATTGGGTAGAAAGCTGGGAGGTCGTACTGGCTGATGAAGAACACAAGTAAGTTCCAGAATGTAGTGATTGTCACTATTGTCGGTTGGCTTGTGTTGTTTGTCTTTCTGCCCAACCTGATGATCATTGGCACCAGCTTTTTGACCCGCGACGACGCCAGTTTCGTAAAAATGGTCTTTACGCTGGATAACTACACGCGTCTGCTCGATCCGCTCTATTTTGAAGTGCTATTGCACTCGCTGAATATGGCGCTGATCGCCACCCTCGCCTGCCTGGTGCTGGGCTACCCGTTTGCCTGGTTTCTGGCGAAGCTGCCACACAAGGTGCGTCCGCTGCTGCTGTTTCTGCTGATTGTTCCCTTCTGGACCAACTCATTGATTCGTATCTACGGGCTGAAAATTTTCCTCAGCACCAAAGGCTATCTCAACGAGTTTTTGCTCTGGCTGGGCGTTATCGACACACCAATCCGTATCATGTTCACGCCCAGTGCGGTGATTATCGGTCTGGTTTACATTCTGCTGCCGTTTATGGTGATGCCGCTGTACTCCAGTATCGAAAAACTGGATAAGCCGTTGCTTGAGGCGGCGCGCGATCTCGGTGCCAGCAAGTTACAGACTTTTATCCGTATCATTATTCCACTGACGATGCCGGGAATTATTGCCGGATGTCTGCTGGTGATGCTGCCAGCGATGGGCCTGTTCTATGTATCCGACCTGATGGGCGGTGCGAAAAACCTGCTGATCGGTAACGTCATCAAGGTACAGTTCCTCAATATTCGTGACTGGCCATTTGGTGCAGCCACCAGCATTACGCTGACTATCGTAATGGGCCTGATGTTGCTGGTTTACTGGCGCGCTTCTCGTCTGCTGAATAAGAAGGCAACAGAAATAGACGATTAGTGTTTTATATTCAAAAGGTTAATAGCAAATTTGGCATGCTTTTTACTGTCGAGTAAACTGCATGCCTCTATCCATAAAATCAAACAGTTGCAATCTAATTTTGGAGAACGTTTTTTCTTCACCCTTTTAGCAAAAAGCTATAAAAAACAACAAATGGTATAAAAATGAACAATCCTAATCCATGCATGACGTATGGCGCCTGTTGTGCATTTTTCCGCGTCTCTTTTTACCAGAGCAAAACCAATGATACTGACCTAGTCGTCTCCCAGAGACTTATGCCTGTATAGCACACCTCAAATAATCTGGGATCTCATTTCGTAGTTTTACAATATCAATATCCGGCTCAATATGTTTCTGGTAAAACTTGTCTGCAAGCAAGTTTGCTATGCTATCTGCCGTACGATTTTTTACATCCCGGCTCATACTATCACAAAGAGCATCTATTTTCTTGCCAAAAGAAGCATTCCCCATTATCACATGATTAATAGAACTTTGTGCTGCCTTAACATCAAGAGTTAGTTGATATTCCTGACTCACAAGAGAAAAGACCCTTTGCCTCTCTTCAGTGGAAATTTTTGCATTTTTTTGAAAACAGTAATTATCAATCTCCTGGTTGATCACCCTTGAGGGATATACTATCCGTTCATCTTTTATCCACCCATTAATATCTTTAGTACTCTGCCTACTCACTGTATCCAGTATATTGCCGCTAAATTTGCGAACAGAAAAGCGAATCGTCCGTTCTCCCATTGAACATTTTATGACCTCATCATTCTTCCCTCGGAAAGAGTTCCTGAAGGAGTTTTCTCTATGGCAACTTATACCAAAAGAGCTGAAAGACGTACCTGTAGTATTCATCGGCATTATAATTCCTTTTTATAAAAAAGTGTTTACAATATTGCATACTTGTGTTTATTGTAGCCAGAAAAAACATGCATGCAATAATATTCTATTAAAAATTGTATTGTTTTATTCACATATCATGAGCGGTATGTTGACTCTTGTTACCAATATAGTTCACAAAATGGGTTGAAAAGGATAATAATATGCCAGTCATATTAAATTTTTCTAATGGAAGTGTATTGCCGGAAAATGAGCTGGAGGCTTTACGACATATTGCAAGAAGCAATCAGAATGACACTATTACTATAGGAGGCCGTAATATGAGGCTTCATTATATCCAGTTTATGGATGGTTTTAGTGTAGAGCCTATTCCTGGTGGACTTTGGGACCATCTTGGGGCAAGAGAGTCTCATCATCTCGCAGACAGCCTGGCAAGACAACTTAACGGAGGTAACACTTTTCTGCAGGCATACAGCTTATATCTGGAGCAGAGGCAAGCTGCCCCGCTTGTGCAGGAAAGCGTCATAAAAACACTACTAGATCGAATAAATTCGAATGCATTTCCCGTTAGTTTACAAGACTTTTCCTGTACTGAGGAGCATCTTAATTGTCCGATAACGCTACATATTCCTGAGACAGGTGTTTTTGTCAGAAATGCTCGAAATTCAGAAATATGTGCATTATATGATCAGGAAGCATTGACTGAACTTATCCTGCGTAACGCTCTCCACCCCCTCAGCCGTGACCCCTTTGCTCCAGAAATGATTATAAGCAAAGACAAGTGTCATTTTAATATAACAAAACAATGTTTTTACGCATTACCCATATACCCCCTTCAACAAAACAGTATTTAAAAATAAAAAACAATATAAGAAGCATACAATAAGTTAATCACCATATAACAAACATATAGCGAGGAGATTATTTATGCCCAAAATATCATCAGTTGTATCATCATGTTACCATCTGTTCAGTGAACATCAACAACTTTCAAATGAAACAACAATGACGAACTCCGTCTCCAGAAGAATTGTTCATAAAGAATATGGTATATCTTTAAAATCCGTTCCTGTATGGTTGGCTACAGCTAAAACTCCCCTTGCTCTACTCAATGGCAGACATACAAGAAGTCACTCATTTATTATTGCAGGGACTCCAGGAATGGGAAGCAGGAGCGGAGCCCAATACTATGCCATAAACAGTGATGATAAACGCTCCCGCATAGACATTGACTCTTTATTTTTAAAAAAGTTAAATAATGCGCGAAATCAAAATAAATTTCCAATCGATGTAAAAGAAACGGTTATAAAACTACAAGGCCAAAAATTTACATGCATTGAAGATTTTCATAAAAAGTATAATGAAACTAGGCTAAAGGCCAATACCAATATCCAACAAAAACAAATTGCAGATGAAGTAAAATCACTTACATATTTGATTCCTTCAGAAAAAAAAGAGATGTGGATATATAAAAACAATGGAAAAGATAATGCAAAACCAAACTTAGGAGAGCGAGACGTAAGAATGTTCGAAAATATTAGTCCTGATGATACAGATAAGATAACAGGAAGGAAATTTTCAGAGTTAGGTGAGTATCTTTATTCAGGAAATGTAATAAAACTCAGTCAGTTATCAATTCGTTACTTACCCAATATCAACTCAATCTCATTAATAGAGACAAAACAGAGTTTGTTGCTACATCGATTATATTCAGATGAAGTACTTCAGAGAAATGGAACACTTATCCCGACACCACTACATGAAGAAAAATCAATTCCAGCTGACAATATAAAAACAATGCTCAACAACATACCGACTTACAAAATGTTACCGCCATTCACAGAAACACAAGGTAATTGTTCTTCTGGCGCAGCCACGTTTTTACGCAAATCAGGCGCCGAAGAAAAAGATATTCTTGCATGTAGCCCCCGAAATTATGGGCTGCATCATAACATAAAAACATGGGACCCCTTGGTTAGAAATTAAGGATCCAAATATTATATATTTCATATAAAGCAAGGAAAATATTGCCTGAATAATTGTTCAGGCAATATATCCTTACATGGCACTATTATAATAAACTATTAATATAAAAACACACCAACAGAAAAAATTAAGCATCACTTGCAACAAAGGCTTCTTTTTTTGAATCAAAGTGACATTCGTCTTTTCTCATGATCATTGATTCTGTTATAGGTTCTCGACTCAGAGGATGAGCTCCACCAGTTTCAACAAGTTGCACTAACGCGTCCTTATCATATAGAGAGCATATCTCAGCACCTCGTGAGTTTCTCATGAACACTCCATTCTCAGGTGTGTCCAGCGTTATCGGGCATGTCAAAAATGACTCCGGGCAAGAAAAGTGATTAGAATCCGGTCTAAATACACAAGAATTTATTTTTTCCATTAATATTTTATTACTTGTTTTATTTTCTCTGTGTTCTGCCATGACACTCTGAAAATAGTTATTAACACTACTTAAAAAATCGACACCTCCATTTAATTGCCTTTCCAGAGCCACAGCCCTTCTCTCCATTCGATGCTCACGCCCCAATAGCCTATCCAGTAAGCCTCCTCTCACCGGTTCAACTGAAAATCCATCCAGTAGCTGGACATAGTGAACAGAATATTGGCCACTACCAATGGATATTCTTATTCCACTTTCAAGTCTGGCAGCATCCTGCAAAGACTGTACTCCTGCAGGAGATAATTGAGATATACTTGGGATACTTAAGGTGGTAACAGGCATAAAAACCTCATTCAGTAATTCATATCAGTTTGCAGGATGTTTCATTAAATAAAGGGTAATGTTCATTTCAATTACCCTTTATAACGAAGTTTCCTCTGGTATCGTCATAAATGCATTCTTCATGTTTTACAATTATTGATGCCGTTATTGGTTCCCGGGTCAGTGGGTGGGGTAAGCCTTCACCAGTCAAACGAGAAAATGCAGCGGCATCAAATAAAGTACATACATCTGAACCATCTGAATTCTTCACAAAAATACCTTTTTCAGGCTGCTCCAGTGTAATTGGACATTGAAGCACCTCACCAGGACAGTGAAGTTTTTCAATATCAACAGTAAAGGTACATTCCGATATTTTGGCCTGCAAAGAGTTCTCTTGTCGCTGCGCCACCATTCCAGGAAGCACGCTTAACACCCTGTTTCTGAGCGCATCAACTCCATCATTAAAACCAATATTCAATAATTCTGCATAAACCAGTCCCAGCCCTTCACTTTCTGCTAAAAAACGGCCTGTATCTGGCATATAAGAAACTCTAACTCTCTCCCCTCCCAGGAGAAATCCTCCAATCTGCCCTTCCATTACCTGCTGACGCATTTCCGCCATCTCATTCGCGAATGAAGTCGATGATATATATGATACTAATCCAGGCATTACCATATTCCTTCATACAGATAAATATTTCCTCTGGGCTTCATAACAAACATCTCCCTGACATGACAACAAAAACCGGAGCCGGACTCCGGTTTTTGTGAATCCGTCGGCTATTTCATCCCGCCAATATTTCCCCGTCAGCACGCCAGATTTGCAGCGGCCTCACCACTCACTGTATATGCTTTTTAGCTGCATCCAGTACACCAATTACCACATCCTTATACCCTGAACATCTGTAGCATTTCATATAAGCAACTGGCAGTTAACATATAGCTTGGGTAATATTTATTTCACTTATCCTTTATGACAAAGTTTCCTTTGGTTTGGTCATAAATACATTGTTCTTGACTTACAATCATTGATGACGTTATTGGTTCTCGTGTTAGCGGGTGCTTCCCACCGTCGCGAACCAAATGAGAAAAAGAAACCGAATCAAATAAGGTACAAACCAAAGAACCTTCTGAATTTTTAACAAACACACCTTCTTCTGGTTTATCCAGTATAATTGGGCATCGAACCGCCTCGGATGGACACTGAAGGCTCTCCGTATTAACAGAAAACTTACATTGTGATATTTTCCCCTCAATATCACCATGTGATTGTGTGTTACCTGAACCTGAAACCATTCTTAACATTATATCCCTGAGCGCTTCAGGACCACCATTAAGCCCTGTAAGTAATAATCCAGAAAGCAAACTGTTATTGCCCCCACTCGCCAGAAAGCGACCATCCGTTTCACTATATGTGATACGGACCGTCTGCCCGCCTACTGTAATTTCTCCACCGCCACTGGCGGCCATTTGAGCACGAAGAACCTGCATTCCGGTGGAAAATGAATTGGATGCAATAGCTGATGTTAACGGCATGACAAAACTCCCTATTTAAATATTCATTCCAAACACAGGGAGTCATAACAAACAGCCCCCATACATGACAACAAAAACCGGAGCCGGACTCCGGTTTTTGTGAATCCGTCGGGTTACTTCATCCCGCCAATATTTTCCCACGTCCCGTCAGCACGCAGAATTTGCAGCGGTCTTACCACACACTGTATCTGCTTTTTATCCGCATCCAGTATCACCACCTGCGTGATTACCCTGTCCTGCTCCGGGATAATGCCACTCTCATCGGACTCCAGAATGTCTGCCGGTCCCAGTCGCAGTTGTACTGTAAGCGACTGCCCGTGTTCACGGCCATCATGCTTTCCGCAACCGCACAGACGCTGCATAAGTTTTTTTAGTATGTTCATGTCATTCTCCTGTTCTGCCTGTATCACTGCCCACTTCATCCAGCCCCTTAACATCCTGCCACGGCCCGTCACCAAACCTGACCTGCAAATGCTGAAACAGCCCCTGAACCTGTGTGGCATCTTTGGGGTCAAGAAAGGTCAGTCCGGTGATGAGCGCACCATCTGTACCCGGGAACCAGCCATTGCTGTTTGTCTCAATAATGCTCGCCGGCCCCAGACGAAAACGGATTTGTGTCTCCCCCGGGTCGCCCTTCGGTCCCTGAGGTCCGGTTGCCCCCACCGGGCCAGCCGCACCTGTTTCTCCTTTCGGTCCCTGTGGGCCTGCCGGGCCTGCCGCACCGGTATCTCCCTTTGGACCCTGTGGACCTGCATTTCCCGTCAGACCGGTCTCTCCCCGCTCTCCCCTGTCACCTTTCGGCCCCTGCGGGCCTGCCGGACCAGTATCTCCTCTCGGCCCCCTTTCACCGGTTGCCCCTGCCGGGCCGGTGTCGCCACGCTCTCCTTTATCTCCCTTTCGGGCCCCCTGAGGACCCCGCGGGCCCCCGGTTTCTCCCTTTTGGCCCCGGGAGGTCCCACCTACGGTGGGGATTCGGTTTACGGCTTCTTCCGCCGCTATCCTGCTTTGTTCCGCTGACTGTGCGCTTTCTGCTGACTCCCGGGCTTTTTCTGTTGCGGTCGTTGCATCCCTGGCTGCATTACCGGCTGCACTTTCTGCCGTCTTTCTTGACAATTCAGCTTCTGCTGCACTTTGTGATGACTCACTGGCTTTTTGAGCGGCCGCAGAAGCCGAGGACGAGGACGCATCCTCTGACTGCTTTGCTGAGGCTGCACTTTCTGCCGCCTGCCGGGCTGACTCCGATGCCTCCCCTGCTGAAGTGTCAGCATTTGCAGCGCTCTCTTCTGCCTGACTGGCTGATATGCCGGCATTCCTCGCTGACGTCTCCGCCTCTCCGGCATTCTTCTTCGCCTCCTCAGCGTGACGCGCCACCTCTTCCACCATCAGTTCAAAACGGCGCAGTGCCTCCGGCCGGACGTCATCCTCCGACATGGCACCGAGAAAATCATTCAGCGTCCCCGGTTGAGAATCTTCATACACGGTGATGGTCCCGGCATGTGACGGCGGGAATCCTTCCACCAACAGAATGACGCTGTACTGACCGTACTCAACGTCCATGCTGTAACGCCCGGCTTCATCCGGATTTTCAGAGGCCACCGTGTTCACCACCACCGTGCTGCTGGTCCGTCTGGCTTTCAGTTGAATGGTACAGTTCTCTACCGGTTTTCCTGTGCCGTCTTTCAGTACACCTGAAATCTTTACTGCCATATTCACCCCACAAAAAAAGCCCGCCTGAACCGGCGGGCTGTCATAACACTGTGTTACCTGGCTAATCAGAATTTATAGCCGATACCCACGATGAAGCCGTCAGTGCGCCAGTCGCCACTGGCGGAACCTTCATAAGCAAGGTCAATAACCACCGTCTCTACGGGACTGAACTGAATCCCGGCATTCCAGGCCGGCGACAGATGACGCGCAGTATGGCCATCACTGGCGGTGGTGGTCTCCTTCACATACCCCGGTTTCACTTCATCACGCCGGTAATCCTGAACACTGTCAGACCAGCGGGTGTACGCCATCCCGGCCATGCCATAGAGACTGACCCGCTCACTGAGCTGCCAGACAGGGCCGGCCATCAGACTGACATAACGACCGCGCAGGCTTTCATAATGGAAGGTATTTTCACCCGTCTTCATCGTGTCACTTTTCTTCACCGATGCATAACTCAGCGCGACAATGCCGCCCAGGTGATCCGTGAACTCATAACGGTATTTCACATTAATCCCTTTTAAATCACCTGCACGCGCACCGGTACCGGACAATGCCGGTACGCCGCCCGGGTGAACCTGAGCATATCCCACGGAAAATGCACCGTGTCCGCTTTCAGCCTGTGCAGGAAAGGCAATTCCTGCCAGCAGGGTAGTAAACAATAATATCGTTGCGTATAAATGCCGCATGATTACCTCTTTGTTTTCAGTCAATAAAAAAGGCACCTCCTGAGGTGCCCGTCCGGGTTAATAAACCGTCAGCTGATACTGATCCCTGCCGTGGATTTTTTCATGACCACAACCAGTAAATCACTGATGTACGTTGTCGGCGTCCAGTTGTTCGCACCGGCCGACGACACATTAAACGTCAGGGTGACATGACCCCGCCCTGCCGGCATATCTATCACCGATGAGAACACCCGGCTGACATCCGTTGCCGGTTCATGGAAAATCTCAACCCCGTTCTTCAGCACCTGCAGCTTACAGGTGGAATACCAGTACGACTGCTGATTCGGGCTGTTGAAATTCTGGTGTTTCGTCCCGCGAAACAGCACCGGGGGAATGATGATCTGCCGGTCGAAGCCCTGGTCATCGTAAACTGTGACGGTTACCGTCCCGCTGGCATAACTGTTATTCCGGGGAAAGGCTTTCCCCACCGTCTTCACCAGGTCGCCTTCAATCTGGTTTGCAGACAGTTTCCCTCTGATGACACAGTTCTCGTTAATGGTGACATTATTGAGCGTGCCGGTATTCGCGGTAATTGCTCCGCTGATATCCGCGTTCCTGGCTGTCAGCTTCCCTTCCGGCGTCAGGGAAAACGTCGGGGGGTTGCCGGATGACGTGATACTCGCCGCAAACAGACGCTTCAGGAACACGTCGTTCATGAACAGCTGATTCCCCTGCGCCACAAATAACGGCGTGCTGTTGCCGCTCTCCGGATTTATCATCGCGATACGGTCAGCCAGCAGCAGTATGTTGCTCAGTGGCTGGCCATCAGTATCCTCAATCCCTGCACCAATCCCGGCCACATAGGGAATGCCGTCTTTCGTTTTTGAACCTTCAGCATGTACAGCGCAGCCAGGTCATCATTTGTGTCCTTCTGCACGCGCTGTATCTGCTGAATGGTGGCGCTCTGGTCTTCCAGCGTTTTACTGACCGTCTGTGTGATTTCATTGCGGGTTTCGGTGATGGTGGTCTTCATCTCCGCCATCTCATCCGCAAGCTGGCTGTTGTCTATCAGCTCCCATAGCCCCTGAGCCAGATGCAGTTTTCCTATTTTTTCCCGGAAAAATTCCAGATACCCTTCACCATCATTGCTGGGCTGCCCGCTGACTTCCACAAACGCAGATTTCCCCACCAGGTTGACGCTGCGCACGTAAAACCAGAAATCCTTCCCGGGCTTAATGTGCGGGCCGGATACACTCCACTGACTGCCGGTCCCCAGATAACGGGCAGAGGTTTCCACCTGAGATGTGTCTGCGATTTTTGTCTCCGAAAACCAGAACTCAAACTGTACCGTCGGGTCATACACCGCAAGACGCGGGACCGCCGTTATCTGAAAATACCCCGGCGTCAGTTCAATGGTGGCGGGTTTTGCTGGCGCGTTAATCCGGAAGGTGGTGGTGGCCGGTTCGCCCTGCTGGCCATAACTGTTAATTGCCCTGACTGTCAGGGTGTATTCCCCGAGCGGCAGACCACTGGAACGATGCTCTGTATCCGCAGTGATGGCGGTGGTCACCAGACGGCTGTCTTCTCCGCTTCCGCTGGTCAGTCGCAGACTGAACGCGCACCCCCTTCACCACCCGCGGCGTGTCCCATTTCGCCTGTGCCAGATACTGGCCGTCAGCCGCGCTCACCTCCACCGTGAGGTGCTGCACTGCCGGTGGATAACGCTGTTCAGGGTGCCTGACTGCGGCTCAAAGCTGGCCCCGTTATCCACGATGGCTTCCTTTCCGGTACGTGCTGCACCGCCGTGATGGCAAAGGTGCCGTCCGTGTTTTCCCGGATGGAGACACAGCGGAACAGGCGACGACGCAGTGACGGCAGGGAGAGTCCCCATACACCGTATGTCTCCACACCATCAGGCAGGGTGCTGACCTGTATCCGGTCCGGCGCGGGGTGTGCAGTGATGGCCACGCTCACCGGCTTACCGCTGCCGTTAATCAGGTTCACCGTGGCGGCACCTGTCTCCGGCAGGGTCACCTCACGGTCCAGTGTCAGGGTGCGGCTGGCGGCATCGATGGACAGGATACGTCCGCCGGTCATGGTCCCGGCATAGTCGTTATCACAGATTTCAATAATGTCTCCGGGTGTGTGACGCAGCCCCTGTGACCCGAGCGTGAAATCCACCGTCTGCGTTTCCAGCAGTCCGGTCTTTATCACCCACAGCCCGGCACGGTGGGCCTGACCGCGACTGGTGCAACCGAACGCATCCATCTTCAGCAGGTTGCGCCCGTAGCGCAGTATGGCTTCCGGGTCTTCCACCAGTTCCGTGGAGGTCTGCCAGCCGTTCTGCGGGTCGGTGTAATTCACCTCCACCGCCGTGTGCCGGTCCTTCAGGGCACTGAAGCTGTAGCGGAACCCCACGCCGTTATCATCCACCACCACATCGCTGTTGGTGTACGGCCACACCACATCCGACGGGCGGTCCTGAACGAACGTCAGCGTCTGGCCGTTCCATACCGGCATACAGCGCATCGCCGAGCAGAAATCACTGAGAACGTCCCACGCCTTACGCTGTTGTGACAGGTATGCATTAAAGGTCATCCGCGGCTCTGTGCCCCCGAAGCCATCCGGGACCGTCTGGTCGCAGTACTGCGCAATGGCATACAGCGCCCATTTGTCCACGTCTGCCGCCCCCAGACGTTTTCCCATGCCGTAGCGCGGGTGAGTCAGCATGTCCCACAGGCACCAGGCCGGGTTGTTGCTGTATGCCGGTTTCAGGCTGCCGTCCCAGATACCGCTGTAAGTGCGTTTTTCCGGGTCGTAGTTTGACGGCACCTGGATGATGCGACCGCGGATATGGTAGTTCACCGTCATCTGCTGACCGCCGAACTGCTCCGCATCCACCTGCAGCCCCACAATCGCCGTGTTCGGGTAGCACTGTTTCACATCGATGATTTCGGTGTATGACGACCACAGCGTTCTGTTCTGCAGCTGGTCCGAGGTGCTGTCCGCCGTCTCCCTGACCATCCGGATGTTAAAGGGGCGGGAGGCAGATTATCCAGAATCACCGACGCCAGAAACTGCGAGGTGGTCTTGCCGTTAATGGTGACATCCTTTTCCGTCACCCAGTTACCGTTACGCTGCAACTGAATCAGCAGTCGGACAGAAGAGGGATTACGGTCGCCCTTTGAGGTGGTCTGCACCAGTGACTGCACCCCGAAGGTGACCCGCAGGCGGTCAATGTTCGCGGATGTAATGGTGCGCGTCACCGGCTTTGCCTTCGTCACTTCCACGCCCAGTCCGGTTTCCGCTCCGGAGGACTCAAAGCCTTCCGGTGGTGTCTGCTCCTGCTCCCCGGCGCGCCAGACCGCGGTCACACCATGTATCACAGGATTACCGTCCGTGTCCGTCAGCGGGGTTTTGTTCACCAGGATACTCTGCAGCCCCTTCACCGGACCTTCAATCGGCCCTTCACCAATGGCATCAATCACGCTCATCATCTGCGTGGACTTAAGATTGTCCTTTGCCTCTACCGGCGTGTGCGCCCTGCCGCCACCTTTACCCACTCTGTCCCCCTCTCCTGTCTGATGTCTGAATCTGTTTATGCCCCAAAAACGACAGGCACCCCGGAGGGTGCCTGTGTCATGACGGAATAAAATTTCTGAATTTCTTCACATTTTCTGTACGCCCCGTGGCAGATATCATTCCCGGGCGTTACAGTTTTTTCGGGCCAATAAAACAAAACCCCCTGTGGTTAATCTTCATTTTCTGTTCCCGCAGCCTCCATACACTGCGGGATTTTTTTATGCTTTACCCCTGCCGCCCGATAACCACCACCTTCCCGCCACCACCTTCATCACGGGTGCTGATGTCCTGGGAGATTCGCCGGGAGCCAACCAGCATTTCACCGTAAGGCACCGGCATCGGGTTCCCCTGGGCAATCATGTTGTCCAGTGACGAAAAATACGTGTTCTGTTTACCGTTATCCGTACTTTTGTACTCCGGCGTCTTTGCCTTCGGGGCCAGCATCTGGGCCACACCGCCCAGTATCATGCTGGCCCCCAGTGAAAACAGCATCGTGGTGGCAGAAAAACCGCCGGCTGCCAGGGCTGAACCCCATAACGCCATCGTTGCGCCGGCAGTGAAGAAAGAGCCCACGATGGCTGCCGCCCCCAGCACAATCTGCAGTCCGCCTTTCCCTGCACCGGCCAGTCGCGGCACAATATGGATGACCGTTCCCTCACCCAGTTGTTCGTGAAGGCGGGCGTACACCGCCTCCGGTGCCGTGTCCTCACCGCGAATACGTATCTGGTACCAGCCTTCGTTCATCTGACGGCGGAATCCCGGCATCTGTATCGACAGGGCCCGGATGGCTTCCGCTGCCGTGTTCACATACAGGCTGAGGCGGCGGCCAAATCGTTGTAAATCCCCGTGAAGGCAGATGCGTGCCAGTGCGGTGACGCCAGACAGAATGCGTTCGTCGTTGCCATTTTTCGGAATACCTCTCCCGTTTACTCAGTTGTTCAGGCAGATGGTGAAGCAGCTCACCGTTGCCGCAGTATATGGCGGCATGATTGGCCACCGATGCGCCAAAGCAGCACAGCAGGATATCGCCAGGCTGTGCGGAAGGCAGGGAAATCCTGTAAAAACCAGTCGCCTCCATATTGTCCAGGTACAGGTTCTGACCGTT